TTTTGTTCGTGTATGCCCAGTTTAAAGTGTTGCTAACCACATGAATGCCCAGTTTAAAGTGTTGCTAACCACATGAATGCCCAGTTTAAGGTGTTGCTAACCACCACCCAAAAGTAACTAAGACCATATTGGGTAAAAACGAGAAACGGAAGCCGCAAAAGATGTCGGCCTGTACAGCGCCCTAGCATGATCCGTCCTGGCGCACATATGTTTCAATGATGCGCGAGGGTGACTTGTCACGCTGGAGTGCAAGTTCGCGTCGGAGCTTGGCAACTTCGGCAACAAGCTCATCGACATCGTCGTCCGCACGAGTGAGGGCCTCCCGAAGCTCACACGTTGCACCCTCACCACACAACTCGCGTGGGGGTGGCGTGAAAGGACGAACTCGGCCCTGGTACGGAGGACTGCGAATGGGATCATCAGCGTGAACGCCACTGGATGAAGACTGTCCTGGGCGATGGTCGAGCGCGAACGCGCGCTCGCGGAACGACTGGTAGCTGAGTGAAACGATCGGGGGCATTGCTACCCAAACGACCTTCGCCCATTGATAACCGCTACCACTACCGTCCGACGGGAAGGTTGGCGAACCCGTACCTGAAAAGAAGATGTTGGGCATGGACTGACCCTTGGTGACGATGGCAGTAACGCGGGCGAGGCACGGCGACGTCTCAGTGCTCGTGAGGTTAGTCGTCGATTCGACGACCCAGCTCGAAGCTGTCACGATGAGGTTTGTGTTGCCGCCGGTGAGTGCCAAAGAGTTGGTGGAAACGAAGCCAATGACTTGCCCATCAATCTGAAATTTCCACCCGCTACCATCGTTCTGGATAACGCCCTGCGATTGAGTACCCCAAGTTGAATTGCACGTGGCGAAGAGGTTGACGGTTTTGCTGTTGCCAGCTCCATTCCAATCACCCTTCAATTCCACGGCGGTGGGGTTTGCAGGTTGTTGTTCGAGTGCCTCCATGCAGAACCGCACGGTCCAGTGGCACTCGATACGACCGATTGCATTGGTCGTGGCGTCCATGTAGATTGAGGGCATCATGAAGAAAGTGCCCTGAGTCGAGAGGCGAAGGTCTGCCTTCGTGAGATCGCCAGAGCTGGTGAAGAAGTCACCGACCTTGGAGTCATAGTTCCGGAGGTGGATAGAAGTTGGTTTCCACGGTGAAAACTCAACGGAACCTGGCATGGCGACGGCCTGATCAATGTTCGGCATTGCGTCCGTGGGGTCGTAACTGAACCCAGCGAGGAACTGTCCGGCCTGGGTTGTACCACAGGCGGGGATGTAACGCATCTCGCATTTCACGAACATGAAGCGCTCAAACAGAGGCGCGAAGGAAGCAAGACGCTTGCCTTTGAAATTGTAGGGATTGAGGTCAATACGGTACAAGACCGAGCCCGCGGCAAGACCGCCGCCGGGAATTCTCACCTCACCCAAATTGTCCGTACCCGAGATGTACAGGACTTGCTTGCCACCCTCACGACTACCGCGGTACTGCAGGCCATCGAACGAACGACTGCCACCAATGGCATTGCCGACGGACGAGACCTGGAGACGGCCGCGTGGTCCCGCAGAAACTTCCATGCGGGACGGGGCGCCCTTGGCGCCCCTAGTGGAGGGATGGGAACGGGAGGTCGTGCGATGCTGGTCTGCAACTTGCAGAATCTTCCGCATCGTATCCACGACGTCGATCTCCCGATTTCGCTGCTTCACTTGCAGCTTTTCGCCCTTCTTGCGCTGATGAGAGGGTTTCTGGGACCGGGCGGGTACCGCTTCCGTCGGACCCGGACTCGAAACCAAGGTAGAGTCTCTCAACCTCCCAACGTTGTGGTATGGTCATGAGCAGCGAGACAGGGACTGGAATGTGCTTCGTGCACGAAAGGTCGCGAGAGGTAACGCGGACGTCGGCCTTGCGCCTGAGGATCTCCTCAAGGACGTCACGCAGAGACCTACCCTGCAAAGCGGGTTCAGGGTCAGTGCACCAGAAATAGTCGTAGTAGAGGCCAATAAGACGAGCAAGTGACTCGGCCTCGGTCTTCGGGGTGGCCTGTGCTTGAAGCAAAGAGGCGACTCCACGAGCGGAACGACCAACGGGGACCCAATATTTCCCGTAGCGTTTGAAAGTACAACCGATGAACTCCTGGCCCTCAGGCGTCGAATTGCGACGAGCCTTCTCGGGGGGGCATTGGAAGCCCATAATCTGGTCGTACCTGGAGATGTCCGAAATCTTGAGAGTGATCTCGGCGCTGCCGCGGTAGACACACAGACGGTCATCGCCATACACAGCCATGGAGACTTCATAAATGAACTCTTCCATAGCGAGTGGCATGCTGTTCTCCATCCGGTTCATAGCCCATTCGGCAGCGGTGCGCATGATGTTGATCAGACAATTGTCCTCGGAGGTGTTGGGGGAACCGGACTCTTGGCCATTGTGTACCCAAACAACCTCACCAGTGGGTAAGATGTACTCACTGTCAATAATGTGCGCATACACACGAGACACAAGACGCCAAAGTTTCGCGTCATGTTCGGAGTCTCCAGTTTCGAGACACCAGTGCCTGAATTTGGCAACCTCCCAAAACCACCAACGCCACAACCCCTTGTCCCAGTTAACCACATCGTCCATGTGCCAGGTTCCCCCATCAGCTTGAAGGTCGTGCAACATACTGTGCAGTCCCAATTCGTACTTGGAGATGCCAATCTTGGCAGGATGGAACATATGTGTGTCCTTGAGGAGTTGGTTCTGATGAGAAAAGAGTTGTCTCATCACGATGTTGAGGTGGAGTGGGGCGCCAGCAATTCCGCGGGTCTTACCCTCAACGATCTTCTGCTGCTTGAGCAGTTCATCCTTGGGGAAGAAGTTCCACCAGAAGCGGTGTCGTCGCCAGTCGACGTCATTGTCAGCACTGAAATCATCCCATACAACCCGGGCGTGTTTAATGGCCTCGGCCATAGCGTCTTGCGACTCACGCCACTGGAGTTTATAAGGGAAGCCAGGAGACGTCGTCTTCGGCATGTCGTTGATGACGGTATACACCGGACGCACAACTGAAGGCTTCATGAACCGCCCCATAATGGTGCGCAAGGCACGTGTGGCGAATTCGAAAGCTGGTCGGTACTGGTTGAAAATAGCTGGATCAGCCATGGGGGGGTCTGGACGGTCATACCCCATAATGGAACGCACGGTGTTGGTATGATCCATAACAGCGTGGCCATATGAGTAGAAGACCTTGTTCTCGACCGAAATGCCCATGTCCATGAGGGCCGCGCGCGCGAAGGCGTCCATCGAAGAGTTCGATGACCATGCGCGATAAAGTGGGGTCCAACATGAATGTTCAACATTCCCGTTCTCAGTATGAATAGCGTACTTCATCTGGACGTTTGTGACAGGCAGTGGTGATGCGGTAGGCTCATAGATGTACGGCGTGAGGTCACACCAGTCACCCGTAACATAAAGGCCCACCTTCTCGCGTTCAAGGTACGCTTCAACCTCCAGCATCTCATCAGACGGTGCTGGTCCGTCCTGGTGCATTAATTGGGTGCACGACTCCCCCCCCTGTTGAACGGCAGTAGGGATGCCAAAAGCGTGATCAGAGTTCACGCAAACTCCCCCGCAAATAGGGGGCGGGGACCCCACGTGAGCTGCGCTCACGCCGTCGAGCCCGACGTACCGGTCGCCCCTCCTGGGGTTACGGCTTTTGGGCCCCAACGACCGCGGCGCTTGTTCTCACGGGCGCGGATGGCGCCAAGTTCCATTTTCTCCTCATCAGAGCACTGGCCAGCGGCGAACTTCTTCTCAAGCTCCTCCCAGCGCAGTTTGGCGGCAGTTTTCTCGCCGGCATTGACTTGCTGTTTGAAGGACTTGGCGAACTTCTGAATTTCCGCAATAGGGGCCAGCGCAGACTTGACGTCCCTGAACTCGGCAACAAGTTGGCCGAGAGCCTGGACAAGCTGCTGAGGAGCATTGTCAGTCGGAAGAGGGAGTGGGATGGTGGCAGACACAATTGGCGCCGCAGCAGACGTGGGAGCAGTGGGAACAAGGGTGGGGGCTGGTGCGTCCTTCTTGTACTTCTTGAGAAGTCTGATACGCTCAGCCTCACGTAGCTGTTCCAAATCATACTGCTTCAGTTGGGCATCGTCAAAACTGTCAAAGTCGAGCTGGCCGTCAGGCTTTGTTGGGTAGGGTCCCACGTGTGGAACTTTCTTTCTCCCATTCTTCCCGACCTTACCACCTCCAACACGTTCGGCTGATTGCTCCACAGTCGCCGCTGACTCGCCCACACGCTCTTGATGAGACGTAGCTCGGGGTCCTGTTCCGTCAGCGTCGACCAATCCCGTTCCTGCTCCCGAGTCGGTAGCGTGTACAACCAGAGTTGTGGCACCAGGCCCGCTGGTGATCGTAGTGGGCGCTGCGCTTGTTCCTGAAGGAAGTACCCCACCCGGTCGAGCCACAGATGTAGACTGAGTCCCATGGGCAGCACGCTGCGCAGATACGTCTCCGCTTGGAGAAGATCCGGAGTCTGCAACAAGCACGTGCGCGTGAGGTGGAGATGAGCTCTTACCCAATTGGGTGTCCAGACGCTCTTTTTCGATCCACTCTCCAGATGGGATATCAAAACGGCGAACAACTCGCCAAGACTGGGACGTCTCATCCCAAGTTTCGATGTCCATGACTCGGGAACCGTCCACACATCGGTTAATGATCTGGCTACGGGCGCCTGGAGGAAGTTGATACCCTCCGTCTGTTGTAGGCCCCGTGTGAGCCGGCACATCCGTGACACCCGATCCCAATGGTGGCGATGCACTCCGAGCGACATCAGTTGCAGTTGCAAGCGACTCGGCATACTCGTCCAGGAACTCAGAGGCATCAACATACGCTTCCTGAACGCGGTCTCCCACGTCGTTGGGCACAGGATCGGAGACGGACTCAACAATTGAGTCAGAAGAGATCTCCAACCACTTCTGCATCGATGCAGACCACGGACTCCAAATGTTGATGGACTTGACAGTCGTTCCACGGATAGCGCCAATGTGCTTTCCAAAGCTTCTTTCAGTGCGATTGTTTGCAATCGACGCTCCAGAACAGCCGCCAGTCGAAGTGAGATAATGGCCAGGGTTGTTAGTTGTGGCATTGTCACGTACAGGAGGAGGTCGGAAACAAACTCGTCCGGCAGTTGTAGCATGAACGCAATCAGTGCCATGGAAGCCGACAAGATGGCCCATGCCAGTTGCATCAGGAGGGAGCGCAGACGCTTTCCAGAATGTATGACCAGCGAACCAACTTGCATCTCCGATGTTCTCCAGGCCAATTTGGTCTGCATCAAAGTCAACAACAGCAACGCGGAAAGTGCGAGTGGTATAGACATCCGAGCCCGAGTCGCGAAGACACACAGGTAAACGGCCGTCAACTCGGAGATGAGGACGACTGGTGTCAGCAAGAGCAGTACCGGTGAAGACGTGAGCGGCCGTCGTGAAAACTTGTTTTCCGGAAGCAGTGATCTCTCCAGAGAGCGTTCCAACGGGGGCATACACGCCATTGCCCTTGTGAGCACAAATGCTCCAGCATGCCCAATTCCTGTCATAAGACAATTCACTACCCGGAACGTAGGCCTCGCGAACAACGGTGACACGAGGAGCATCAGTGTTGCGAGCGTTATAAGGAGTGACCATGTTGTAGAAAGGAAGGGCGCGGCCGTGTGCAGATTTTGTGCGTTCACCGGCATTGCGAACGAAAGAACCAATAGAGCCGAGAGTGCGAAAGAGCTTTTGAAAAGGTCGCTTGATCTCGACTGGGTTCTGCTTGGTGCCAAGATGGGTTCCAGAGCCGGCATACGTCTGCGTTGGTGGAGTGATTGAAAACTCCGTTGAAGCGTACCAACTAGAGACAATGTACGCAGTGGCGAGAGAAGAAACAACGGCCAGACTGAGAGTTGGATAGGTGTACAGAAATCGACACACGCCGAAACTTGCGTCAAGAGCGAGGAAGACAAGCCACCCGAAAGCTTCGAGCAGGCAGGAGTACACACAAAAGAAAATCCAGCCGATGAGTTTCTGGACCCAATGGAAATCGGCCCAGACGCGGTCTTGAAACGCGCCGCGAATCGTAGAAAGAGCAAGTTTCCATGCGAGAAATCGCTGAATCACGAGGACAACACACCCGATGAGGAACAGAGCCCAGAGGGAATGATCGACACCAGGCATAGTCATCTTGTACCCGAAAAGGAGGGGTGACGCAACCGCGTTCCCATCCGAGTACGAGTTGATTGCCAGTGGAATGCGGCCAAGAAGCCACGGAAGCGAGATCGAGTACGCTGACATGTTCGGTTCAAGTCCTTCGAGAACCGAGGCGCGAGTGGCATTGAGGAGATTAGAGTGCTCGGCTGCCCACATTTCACCAAGATTGGTTGTGAACCGAGAGATCTCCGTCAACGCAATAGACTGCGTCTCAGACATGGAATAAACGAACGCTGCAGGGCCTGGGCCAGCCACGACCATAGCCACAATGGCAATGAGCATCCACGACCAGCGAATCCACCAAGTGGCATAAGCGGCCTCCGCACAGTTCTCCGACAAAGCCACAAGGGCCAGTTTGGAGACACCCGCCTTCAGAAACAAAAATGCTTCCTGCACCGAGAAGAAGGTCTGGGACATTGTGGTTTTCCTTCAGATGGAGGTTACACACGATGACGGACAGGAGGGTTGAAAGAAGGACGGGGGAAGAGAAAATAAGAGAGTTTGGTTCCAGCAGTGAGCGCCCTGAATAGCTCACAATTGTTGCGTCCGGTAAACGGATACTGGAAGACCACCTTCACAAGAGAGTTTGAAACCGACAGAAACAGTCACCGCTCAAGTGACAGAACTGTGGTACAGCTGAGAGACCCAAAAACGTATTGGGGAATGTGAA